CAAACGGTTCCTCGTCATTGATAGAGATAGCAACAGCCTGATCAATGGCTGACTGCTTAGTGTCATGGCAACCGTAGATTTCGTTAGCGTCATCAATGACTGCCCAGCCAGATTCGCAACCTGGGTGAGATTCAGAAATAAAATAGGGCATTAGTCAATCCTCATAACCGAGAGTTTGTTGCTGTTCATTAGTGAAGTGGCATTGATGGTTGCCAAAGGTGGTAGTTCCATAATCAGTTCATCGCCCGGCTTTAGCACGAACGAGTTGTTTACAGCCTCTAGCCAGATGTTGCTGTAACCGTTGTAGTGTTCGCTGAAGCCGATTTGCGAATACCAAGAGGTTGTCTGTGAGCCGACATTAGTGGCCTGAAGCACATACTGGGTGTTTGGCTTTAGCGTCACAATCTTGGCGTTATAGGTTGCGCCACCGCCCTGATTAGATGCGGTCACGAACTCGGCTTGTACTACGGTTCCGCCGGTTACAACAGTAGCCGCCTTGATAACAGCCTGTGGGGTATCTGGGTAGTTGCGGTTTAGGTTATGTACTGGGATAGCACTACCAACAACCGTGACAGTTGGATTCTCGATAATGCTTGAGTAAACAGATGAGGTTTCTGAAATCAACTGAGCATAGTCAAGTTGCGCCCCAGTAGGTCCAGTCATGAAGCTAAGGTTCTCGACCTGTCCAGAAGTTAGGTCGCGCCGAGCGAACAGCGCATAAATGTAGCCTTCACGAGCCATGTCATCCACCGAGCTAGGCTGAATGTTCTTCAGCGCATACTTGGCGTAATCATTGACAGGCGCAACAACCGTGGTTGCTGCTGTACCTATCGAATAAACGGCTTGACTCAAACCCATTAGTAAACGCTATCTGGCGCTTCTGGGTCAATCTGTGCAACGCCTTGCAACTGAACGGAAGGAACACCGGTGTGGTCAATAGGGCCAAGACCAAACGCTGCCAAAGTCTTCTCAGGGTCGAAACCGACCTGGATCAACTGCTGGGCCATAGTTACACGCTGCTTCTCAGAAACGATGCTTGTATCAGTAAGTGAGATGTTGGCTAGTGGCACGCGATACTGATCGCCGCCCTCAGCTGGGGACATGTCCTCAAGTCTGCGAACATCGTTTACAGACATAAAACCGGCTTGTAGGCCGATTGAATAAGCGTTGATGCGTGAGTTGAAATCTCCGCGCAGTAGGCCATCAACTGAGAACTTTAGGAACGCTTGGTTAGGTAGCAGGCGAGAATAAGCCCACTCAAGTTTCTCAATGTACGGGCGCAAAGTGTGTGTCACAAACTGAATAGCGTTCTGTTCAACGCTGGCATAACTCTGGGTTCCCGGTACGCCCATCATGCTTAGAGGAATGTTGAACGCGCGAGCCATCTCTTCAACAGCAAAGCGGCGTGACTCAAGGAACTGAGCGGCATCGTTCGGAACGGTTGTCTGCTTGTACGAAGCACCGCCAGATAGAACGCCGGTCTTGTGTGCGCGGCGGAAACCTCGATGCGCTGAGTCAAAGCCCTCACGGAGGTTCTTAGCCTGATCAGGTGTCAGGTTGCCCGGGAACTCGATAATTCCCTGAGTGGTCGCACCTGAGCCAAAGAAGCGAGCGGCATAAGACTGCATTGCGCTAGAAAGACCAAGGGCCTCTTTTAGGCGTTCTACTCGGCTTAGTCCGGTTAGGCTACCTGGCTGAATAAGGTCAGTAATGTGAATGATGTCTTCTGAGCTAAGGGCCTTGTCTTCGCCATCAACAACGAACATCTTGCGCCCGATAGCCGAGCGAGTGACCTGAACAGTCTGAGGGTCAAGGACAACAAGGTTCACAACTTCACCCGAAGCGTTGCGGAATACGCGAGTGTAAGAGTTTCCGTTTACCAAAAGCGAAACAAGCACCTGCTGATAGTGAGCCTGACGGGTCATGTCCACATCTGGCTGGTCTACCCAAGCCGGGCGAGGTCTGTAAGGACTACGGTTGCCATCACGGCGAATGTAAGAATCAACTGGCAAGGTTGCAATCGTGTCAGAAATAAGCGACACCGCTGACCAGAAGGCAACAACCTCAAAGGCTGAATTCGGGGTGATGTTTACGCCTGAAGGGTTAACAACATCGAGGTCACCACCTGCGCCCCATACGGTCTGAAAAGAAATCGCACGATCTTCTTTTTTGAACCAATCAAAAATGCCAGCCATTAGCCCTGCCTATTACACAAAAAATTCCGGTACAACCTGTTCCTCTATTCTACCGCTTGCGCGGTCATAGGCCATCATCATGGCAATAGCGTTGTCAATCTTCAGCTTAGGGTTACGGTAATCCTTGGTAATGCGTGCGCCTCTACCAGCGTCAAGTTTCAAAATGCAGTTGTCAATGTGCCTTGCCAGAGCCGGGTCACCGTCATGCTTTATCTGCTGATTCATGATTGCGTCATACAGTTTGGCTGTTGCTGGGATGGTGCGGTTGTTAGAGTTGCGGTATTCGACAACAGGCAAACCAAAGTCTTGCCAAAGCCACATCTGGTCTTCCCAATAAGACGGGTCACAGGGCATCTCTCGGCACTTAGGGTACTGAGTGAAGAAGTCAAAAATGAACTGCGTTACCTCGTTCTTGTCCACAATCCACGAGTCATCGTCTTTAGCAAAGTCCTTCTCCCAGCTGGCAGCACGCTTCACACGGAAAACATCGCCCTCAAAGCGAGGCAAGATTACAGCGACAAGGGAAGTGCTGTCGTTATTCCATGAGCCGTCAAAGCCAAGCACATACTCGTCATCTGCGGTCATCTCAAAGTCCTCTTCGAGTTCGGCCCAAGTGCCAGCAGGTAGCCAAGCGGTTTTAGTGTTCACCCATTGATTCAGGCGCTTAGTGCGAAACTCGGCTTCTGGTGTGCGCTTTACTGCTGAGGCAAAGTCTGACTCGGCGACCAAATCCCCAAAGCCCGGGTTAGCCATCTCCCAAGTTGCACGCAAACGATGATCGGCCTCGGCTGGCGCTTCCCACCAAGCCATGAAAAAGGTAGGGTCATCAATCTCGCCAGTAGCGACCTTCTTGCCGTACTGATAAGACTCATAAGCGATACTCTCGCCACCGGAAATGTCGGTTTTGACACCGGCGGTGGTAATGCTGACAAGCTGAGCAATCTTGCCACGGTTACCCATAGCCAGCGAGTACACATCGAACAGTTTGCGGTCCCTGTGAGCGTGCAACTCGTCAAGGATAAGCCGGTGAGGGTTAGCACCTTCTTTGGAGTACGCCTCGGCAGAAACAACTTTTAGGACTGAAGAAGTAGACGGGACATAGATGGAGTCCTTGTAAATCTGCACCATATCCGCAAGTTCGCTTGACTCAATCATGCGCCTAGCCTCACCGAAGACAATACGAGCCTGTTCCTTTTCAGCAGCGGCAACAATAACCTCGCCACCGTTCACGCCCTCAGCAAGCAACGAGTACAGCGCGATAGAGGCCGAAGATAGGGCAGACTTGCCGTTCTTACGAGGCATCCCGATAAGGGCAGTCTGGAAACAATAACCGCCGTCTTCATCGCGTGCGTAGAGGTGTCTTAGCAGTTCCTTTTGCCAATCACGAAGCACAAGGGATTCACCGGCACGCCCAGCAATACCGTCCTTACCAATGGACCCAAAGGTTTCAGCAAACTCGGCAGCAAAGTCCCCATCGCCTCTAGCGACTGCTTCAGGGTCTACCGGGGTTAGCCACGCCGGTGGCCAAGGTTTAGCGCTCACGCTCGGCCTTCTTAGCCATTAGCTCTTCTAGTTTTGACTGCTTTTTTACCTCAGCAACACCCAGCCTCATGCGGTCAGTTGGACTGAACCCGAGCAGGGAAAGGTTGGACACAATTAGTTTGTCAAGGTCGCGTAAGGCTCGGCGCATCTTTAGATCGTCAGAACCCATAACTTTGACACGCAGGTTCCAGCGCTCGTCTACCATTTCCGCCGTCATAAGCACCAACTCAATGTCGCTAGTTGGACTAATCCAGCCATTGCCCATGCCCCAAATCCGGTCCCAAAGTTCTTGACCGTACTTTAGAAGTGGTCGAGCAGGTTCAGGAATACCAACCGCGGCAGGGATAAGCATCACTTCGGTTTCTTTTGGCAAGGCTCGTTTACCCGGATTGCCCTGTATCCGTTTCAGTTCTGTTGGCTTTGGAGGCCTACCCATTTGAGCCATTAGTTAACCAGTTCCGCCTTCTGGCCGGTTAGGTTTTCCCAGCGAGCAACAATCGCATCGCAGTATTTAGGGTCAAGTTCACACAAAGCTGCGCGCAAACCCAGTTGTTCGGCAGCAATCAAAGTAGAGCCAGAGCCACCGAATGGGTCTAAAACAATCTGGTTTTTAGCCATGCTGTTTTTTAGCATTCTCGCTACAAGGTTGACTGGCTTCATAGTCGGATGAATATCATTTCGGCGCGGTCGCTTTTCTCTGATAATACTGCTAGTTTCAAATGCTTGAGTCAA